TGTATATTATATAAGTACAAAGTTACCGGCAGTGCCCTTGTTTCACGAAGACCCAAGTAACACTGATACTAACGCTACGGCGGAAGTGGTATTTGGTTTAATTCAAGGAGTAGCATTGGTGTTACTTTTAAGTTAAAGGAGGTTATGGATATGTCGTTTAATATTTATTTCTCTATAATTCTTACGTTAGGCTTGATTTTTAGTTTTATAAATCTTATATTAACTCATGGAGACAAGTTATGGAAACTATTTTTTTAGAGTTGATTAAGGACCCTGCTGATATCTTGCATAAAAAGCTTGCTCCAGTAACTGTGTGGGATTTAAAATTAATGCTGCAATTAAATTTAATGCATGATATTATGATTGAAAATAACGGGGTAGGCCTGGCAGCAAATCAAGTAGGGCTAGATAAACGAATGTTCGTAATGCAGTTACCTAATGATAAAAGGCAATACACCATTATCAATCCTGTCGTAATAGTTAGAGGCAGAGATAAAATAAGTAAGCTGGAAGGTTGTTTATCTTTAACTGCTGAGGAAAGCTCGGTAGTGGAGCGAAGTAGACTTATAACTATAAGGTTTCGAGATATATACGGTAAGGATGACTGTCTCAATGCTTCAGGATTAATGGCCCAAGTAATACAACATGAACTCGATCACTTAGATGGTAAGCTTATCAACGACAGATAAGGGAAGGGATTACATCATGTCAGTTTTTATTGCTATAATAGGTCTTTTTATACTCGCGTACATTTGTAATATAGCAGATGATATTATAGACTGGTTTTATGGGCCAGATTAATTTAATTAAAAATAACATAACTTACCTATTGACTTTTGTAAATATAAGCCTATATTATATATTGCAGCAATTAAAAGATAGGGGAAGTCCGAATGAATAAACTTGAGATGCAGCACTACATACCTCGATGTAAAGCTAAGAAGACTAGGGTAGTAGCTAAGCTAACTACCACTTACGGTCAAGTATACTTCGGAGTGAATGTAGAGTCAGCGTGTCACTCCCTCTCCATCTGTGCAGAGAGAGCTAGCATAATCAACACTATAATCCACCTAGGGCCGCGGATGCGAATCAAACGCATAGAAGTATACGCCGAAAAAGAAGGCATCGAGATTCCGATACTACCTTGCGGTGCCTGCCGACAATTAGTGTCAGAATACAGCATAGACGAGACAGAACTCTGCGGTGAGAACATAAAATACTGGATGCCAAATCCTTACCTCTAGAAAAGAAAGAAGAAATGAATAAATACGAAGCATTCGCAGCTGCGATGAAACTTAAAAAGAAATTAGCAATTGCTAAGGAAGATCTTGCACATATAAAGAGAATCCTACGTGAAATTATCAGCACAGAACCTGAAGGCAGCGATTTAAAGTCAATGGCGCAAATAAAACTAGAAGGAATGGTAATTTTTTAGTTATAATAAAATAAATAGCCTCCATACGGGCCCATACACCACTTTCAAAATAGGCCTGTGTGTACTCCTATCAAAAAGTATCAACTTGGTCTGTACGAGCTTAAAAAGGGCCTTAGAATCGATTCTATAGGTCGTACCTAGGTAAGTATTCATAAACTACCCTATAAACAAAAAAATACCCCCAAAGGAGTGATCCCGAGGGGGTTTTTAGTAATCTAGAGGTAGGAGTAATAGGAGGTAACCCCCTACTCTAGTGTGAAGCCTACTTGATTCCGAATCCGCGTAAGCTTCAATTATAAAGATAGTATTCTTTTTTCAAAAGTCAATAGGTAATCGAAGATTATTTAATACTTTAACGAGTTAATCTATTTATTTCCCGAAGTGACTCTTTATATCTGCGTGAAGAGGCTGGATGAGAGTCGGACTCTGGAGCATTAGCGAAGATATATTTATTAAAGATATCTATAACCTTTATTAACCTATCACGACCGAGCCCCATTGAGTACAGTAGATTTATAGCATAGATGTCAGCATCCAACTCTGCCTCTGGAGTACTGCCTTGTTGAGAAGATATATGCCCTAACTCATGAGCGATAGTCCACCTAACCTCATCGTCAGATCGAATAGACATCTGAGTCTTATTCAGATATAATTTATCTCCACCAGCTGAATTACCAGGTCTGTCTGAGACTATCAGCAAAACTCTTAGATTAGCATGTTGAAGAGCTTCGTGAAACATCTGACCTACTTCGTCAGGGGTAGATGCCGATACAGGAAATGAAGTTAATAGAAATAAAAGCCCTGAAGCTATTAATGATTTTAATCTTGTATCCATATTCCGTTCTCCAGATGTCCTGATTTATGTGCAGAGAAGTCTGCCTTCTTGTGTTCATCATAATAAGACCCGTCTACCTTAAGGGTATCTCTGGCAGTGCCATATACCTTCTCATAAGTACGCATAGCTCCCAGACCTAGCATCCCCATAAGTACGGTCATGAGCGTCTGCATATCAAATACAGGTAAAGGAATGGTATGTCCTAAAGCAGCTGCTATAAAAGCTATAACAGGCTGCCCTACAAAATGGTACCCTAAAGCTACAGCACATATCCAGCCTACTGCTGGACGCCAACCTGCTACAAATAGGTTAGCATTCTGCGCTTCAGCTACGTTGACATCAATCTGTCGAAGATTAGCCGCCTGGATCTGTGTCTCAGCGAGAGACGCTAGTTTTTGTAATTCAAGCTCAATATCTAGACGTTTCCCCTTCATTTCATCTGAGGACATATCGACACCGAGCTTATTACCGACTACATCAACTACTTTGCTAAAGAGAGTGCCAAGGATAGGCATTAGGATAGGAAGCATATTATTTACCTTTTCTTTGGTTTACTTTTCTTTGGTGGCGTTTTCTTTGGAGGTTGAGCAGGACCTGCTGGCTTTTTCTTTTTAGCTTTGTTTAGTATAATCATTGTATTAATATCCTTCTTTACAGTTATGCTGATAATCCATATAAAGTAAATATACCAGAACTGATATTTCCTGACGACATGAGAAATCGAATAGCGTTAACAGCTGCTGCGGAGTCTCTATAACCTGTCGATTGATTTATCATCCTATACTGATTTGGAGAAGCGACACTGTTAATGCGTCCAGCCACTTGACATCTAAGAGCAGCAGAAGGGTTATATATAAAGACTTCTCCACGTGCTACTGCTGGTGAAGTGCTGGACAAGCCATACACATCGGATAAAACGTTACCGGTAAGTTTTATATGAGTACCTGCAGTAAATACGTCTCCATAACGTGAACTATTAACGCCTACTTCCCCTCCCCAGTAATAATCAGAAGCTCCTGAAGAATAAGCACCACCATTGTTAATACTGGTACGCAACCATAGGTTAGCAGCATCAGTTGCCGGCACTACGTTCGTTAACATTACCATATAAGTAGCATAAGTAGATGATAATCCCGTAAAATCAACAGTAGCCGAAGATGAAGCAGTAGTAGCAGCGATTTTGACCCATCCCGTACTTACTAATGCTTCAGGAAGCCTGAAATTAGTGCCGTCATAAATAAGAACAACGTCTCGTGAAGCTGTCAATTCTCCCGCTACAGGGTCTGTCGTACCGTCGAATCGTTTGATTGATTTTACACCTAGAGTAGCTACGTTAACTGTACTAGCTATAGTGCTGCTGTTCCCTGGCTTAAATCGTATCCTCATACCTGTAATGTAAGTAGTAGGGGCTTTATATGTAGTTGTAGCGGTTAGGATATAAGCGTTAGCAGCTCCTGAGTCAGTGTAAAAGTCACCAACTGAAGCGTAACCGCCTAAGGCCTTACCCAGTTGATTCAAGTCTCCACTTGATAGAGTTTGACCACTTGAGGTGATAGCATTTTCTAATTCGCCAGGTATCTCATTGAATTCTGCTGCAGATAGAGTAGAGGACCCATCTGTCTTGGTAGTTATATCTCTCATTTAAAGATGTTCCTTTACTATATGTCTTTATATTATAATTTCATTACATAAGTCAATAACCATCCCAGCACTACACTGAGTACACCCATAGACCCTAAAATAAACTTTTGCACTGCTTTGCGCCCAGAGGATTCTTGTCTTAATAAATCTACATGATCTTTAAGTTGTAAAACATCTTCATGAATCTCTTCTAGCTTGGCAGCTAAGTAATTAATATCGACTCTCATCAGTTTACATTCCTTTTGAATAACATTCATGATTGATGACCTTACGCTGGCTTAGGATATTTAAGCTTTATAGCGGCTCTCAATCCTTTAATCTCTAGTAACGCTTCCGGTCTACCTTCTAATTGATCTTCCATCATAGCTACAATTACTGCGTCTAGTGAAGGATACTCTTGCCTACGTTTTTCTTTATAAGCTACCAAAGCCAGGGCAGCTTGCTCAACAAGGTGTAGTGCTTCTCTCTCATTGAAGTCGATTATTTCTTCCGCAGAGAGCGGCATCACTACGCCGTTTTGTACTTTAGTTAATTTTGTCATTATGTGTTTTTCACTCCATACATACGTATTTTACCTGATGTTATATTACCTGATGACATGTAGAATTTGATTGCGGTATAAGTGGCAGCCGCCCGATTGAATGACGTTGAAGCAATCGAACTTGAGGCATTGGAGGACGAATGGTGCTGTAGAAAACCTGTGCACGATACGACTGTACTGCTGGCTGCAGCACCATATAAGCGAACTTCCCCACTTACACCCAGTGATGCTGTATTTGATATTGAGTAAGACGCGTTAGTATTACTTAGAGTAGCTTGTGTGTCCGATACAGAGTAACCTACATAATTGACTCCGGAGCTATGAGTAGTACTACCCCAATTGTATAATGTGGTGGCGTAAGTAGGTGTTGCTCCCGTACCTAATTGACAATATAATTTAACTGCGTCAGTGTCTGGCACTATAGCATCAAATATGAACACATAACAAGAATAAGCACTCGTGAACAAAGCATTAAACTCGGATATAGCACTTGTTGAAGAAGTATTGGTCTGTAGTAAGACCATGGTATTTGCAGAAGCACCGCTCGCTTGGAATGTAGGCAATACACCTGCGCCATTAGATGTCAGGATATGACCTAAAGTACCTGCTGTACCTGATTGAACTACGCCCGTACCTGTAGTGCCGCCGAAGACAGGTGCGTAAGCTGTAAGTGTAGCTACGCCTGTACCGCCTTTCGATACTGTTAGCGGATTGATAGCATATAAATCTGTAATCAATACCTTCTTGTTAGCAGTAGCTGAAGCGTCATACATCAACAAAGAGTCATCGGCTATGGCAGGTGCAGCATCTGCTGTCAAGCCTACGATGTCTACTGCTACAGTAGGATTACCAGATACGCCGTTACCATTAGTAACAGTAACTGCTGAACCTGCCGTAAGGGTACGGCCTATAAAAGTATCTCCTCCTGATTGAACTACCAATCCTATATCAGTATGGGCAGCTAAAGCTTGAAGCGTACCATCATAAGCTTGAACATTAGTACCTATAGCTAATCCTAAAGCTGTTCTCGCATTAGCTGCTGTACTGGCTCCAGTACCTCCGTCAGCGATAGCTAAGTCAGTAATCCCAGTGACGTTACCGCCTGTTATGTTGACAGTTCCAGCTCCTTGAAGAGCCATAGTATCTAAACCTGAGATCTTATAGTTAGTGCCTCCGCGGTTAATAATCGTTTCATCAGTAACCAGAATAGTGCCGCCTGGTGTCAAGCCACTTATCTTTGTATTTGCCATTAATGTTTACTCCATAAGTAAGATTGAACCATCTTCCAAGCCTATATAATAGAAACCGTCTTCTTTTATTACAGCACCGAGTTCAGGTAACTTATATTCAAATAATATATCTACGTTCGCTGGCTTTATCCGTCTAAACACACATTCAAGTATAGTGTTGATACCAGAACCGAACTCGATAGGGAAAGCTAAAGGAAAGACGATAGGGATTTGTAATGTTTCGACTGTAGTAATCATTAAGAATCTTACGGTCTGAGGAGAGTCATAGAAGTAAGCTGGGAACTCTAAAGGGAACATCCCTCGCTCAGCTCCTGATTGTATAAATACTACATATCCTAGTAGCGCTGCCAAATCAATGAAGTCTTGCTCTGTCTGTACTGACATACTGCCGAGCTTAGTCAATACTCCCAGTCTACGTTCAGCAATCGTACCTGTATTAGTAAAACAACCATCAGGTATACCAAGTGCCTTTTCCCATTCGGAAATAAGGTAAGTAGTTTGATCTATCTGGTGCTCGTAAGTGATATCATTTATAAGTCCGTCAACTCTCACTAATTCAGTAGCTAGACCTGCCAGTAAGTTTCTTAAACTCGTACCTGACAACCTGGAAGCTAGGAAAGGTTTACCGCCAGGCAGGAAAGCTGCTAAGGAAGTGGTATGTTCTTCCTCAGTCTTATCTCGAAATAGTTTACCGGCCATAACGTTATACCTCACAATCTTCGATTATATGTTTTAAGGGAATGTTATAACACCCAGCGTAGGTAACTGCCCTTCTGTAATAGCTATATCAGCTGAAGGGATAGACAATGTGAAATCAGTTACTAACTTACCTGTCTCGTCAACCGTTTGCCATATAGCTGATATATAAGCATAGCTTTGTACAGGTACGCCCACATCCGTATCTTCTTTAAACAACTCAGCTAAAGAATTACGTATAGCAGTTTGCATCGCAGCTGTATTAGGCGTAAGTGCTGAGAAAGTAAATGCTTGACTTACTGCCGTAGGCGCATTAACTAATACGTCACCGTCTGTTACGTGTGCTGGCTTTATCGTCAATATCTTAGCTTCTACCAGATTAACTTCAGTAGCGGACGGGATAGGGTCAGTATCATCATCACGTGTGAAGTAAATCTTAACCTGACCATTAGGGATTGAAGGAGCTGCCGTACGTGTACCTGTGGAAGGTGACGTAGGGGTAGCTGTAGTAGCAAAACCAAACACTGTAGAGCTTACGATAACTACTTTAGTTTTAATGTTATAATCAGTTTGGTCAGCGCCAGCAATAGTTACATACTGACCTGATTCAAGATTATGATCTACGGCGGTAGTTACGGTTACCATACTTCCTGATCGTGTCATAGCAGAGATTGAGATAGGATCAGTAGCGGTACCTGCTTCATATACCCATACGCGCGTAACGCCTGCCCTCTGCCTCGCTTGAGACTTAATAGCAGCTACGTTAAACAAAGAGATAGGGTTTTGATATCTATCGAGGATACGTACTCTAAAGTCTACATCAGTTTCATCATCAGTACCTGAGGCCAGGTCTAAGAAAGGTACATAGATAGTTGAATCTATACCTGAGATAGGGGTAGACAGTGTTAACTGCGTACCTGATACTTGATTTGTAGTTAATCCGTAAGCTGTCGATATTACAGGTACTGATATACTGTTGACAGCTGCTGTAATAGTGCCTGTAGCTGGAGTAACGGGTGCTCCTGCAACTGTATAAGTAAACGTGTCAGCATCTAATACAGTAATCAGAACTGCGCCGTTATAAGCAGTTTGTGCAGCTCCTGCTATAGTAATTGTCATACCTGTAGCGAAGTTATGCGCAGAAGCTGTATTAGCCGTAGCTACCGTACCTGATCGTGAAAGTGAACTTACTGAGTTAGTATTATTAGTTACAGTAGCTGCTGCTGTAGTTGTATAAGCTAAGCCAGCAGATGATGACATACCTGTACCTGAAGGTATCAAGGTAGCTAAAGTACCTGTAATAACAGCGTAACCTGAAGCTTGAGTAGCAGCGTTGCGATTAATGCTTACATATGACCCCCAGCGTTCAAGATATGAACCTGTAGCGGTATCTGGGAACATCTCAAGTAAAGAATTCTTTAATTGAAGATAAAACTCGTATACTCTACCTGCGTAACCTGTGATTAGCGCTCCTAAGAAAGAGTTCTTTAACCATGGATTAGATGTAGGGAGCTTAGACTTAACGTCAGCTTTAGCTCTGTTCTCAACTTCTTTACGGGTGCTCGGAAAATTAATACTCATATCAGTCTTCTAACCTATCTTTTATCCTGTTTTATTCCACACCGTGAAGTATTTATATTCTATCTTGTTATCGTTTCTAATCAAGTCAACTTTGACCTCTACATTAGGTCTTCCACTAGTGAAAGAAGCTGCTGCCGTTACTATTACGTCCTTAATATGACCGTCTGTCTTCAACCATACTAAAGCTTGTTGAGTATATTGAGCTGCCAAAGATACCGTACCTGTAGTGAGCTTCGCTTGGTCAAGTAACCATAGCTTAGAGCCTATTTCGAAGTTCGGAGTATCACTAAGTGTATTGCCCCACCAGCCTCTGCGGAGGGTAGGTTCAATAACTTCATCAGGACCTGCTCTCTTTTCACAAAACATACTGACGACCAGGTTAGTATCGAAACCGTCTTCCTTTACCAGATCACCATCAGTATCTATCGAGATATCATAATAACCTAAAAGATCTACAGTATCGGTTATATTAGTAAGCTTTAAATCAATATAGTTATTAGTCATAATAAACCTTACCCTGTCTTAACTGTAGAAGAAGCGGAAGTTATATTAGCTCCGTTAACGGTATCATTAAGCCTAGCTACGCCTCTAGATGAACCGTTGAGTCTTATTTCAGCACCGTTAATGATTACATTACCCGTAGCTGCAAGTGTCAAGTCACCGGTAGAAGTTAACGACATAGTGCCTTGAGTTATGAATGTCATATTACCTGAGCTGTCTACTGTAATGGTAGCGCTGTTCTTGCCAGTTACTGTTATTGAACCGTCAGTAGCGAACTTTACACGACTCTCAGTTTGAGGTGAACCGACCACCACTTCACCAGCTTGGAGATTCTTGAACCGAGTCTTAGGAGTATTACCTATACCTACGCGATTCTCTTCTTGTCCCTGTACATTCCATAAGACAGCGATAGCATCAGCAGGTAAAGAACTGTAAAGTCCGTAAGGTGTAATGATTTCTACATCGCACGTCTTGCCCATATAATCAACTTGCGCAACATGATAATTACCGTCATCTTTCGCTACTTTAGTAATTCGTGCTCGCTTGGTTGCCGTAGGTAAATTCGCCATATCAATTTCTTCCTTCATACGTGCCCGTACACGGCTTTAAAGTAGTCAAGGGCACTTACCTACCTAGAAGATCCAAATCAGTCTGTAAGGTACCTTTAACGCTACGTACGGCCCTATCTAATGTAGGGGGTAAGGTATCTTATAACATAATTCATGAAAGATACTGATTTTATACCATTTTCAGTTCAAATAACTCTTTTTCAGCTAACCTTCTCCGAGTAAGTCCTGCCAATACCATTCCGCCAGCTTTGTTCCAACGTAGGAACTGTTCGGCAGCTTCTGCATGTTTGTTCTGATTGAGAAGTTTGAGAAGAGTACTTTTCCTTAAAGCTCCAGCACCTAAGTTATACGTGAATGATACTAGCGCATCAAACTGGTTTTGATTAAGTGTTTCGATAACTGCGTCAGATACAGCGTCTTCGAATTTCTCTAGATCTTGTTTAAGAATCTCTTCAGCTTCATCTAAGTCAATGATCTGATCTTCGTATACATCTCCAGTATGTCCATAACCGATAGTCAATACTCCAGCGGGGCATCGATATGATTTAAGTTTAATACCTTCGAATTCTTTGATTAAATTAATACCTAATCTACCTATCTCCATAACTCATCTCTCTCCTTCCTTCTCTCTAACTTAATCACAGATCATTAAAATTATCTTTAACATACCTGAGGTAACTAACGTTACAGTAGTAACATATGTATATATTATTATATATTATTATATATTATATTATATATATATATACTGTATGTAAAACTTAATTTAGGATAAATTGTAGATACCTGCAACCTCTAGAGAACTAACGCTTTTTGAAGTCATTGTAAAAGAAATCACGAGCTGTATTATCATAGTCCGTAAACTTAGTTTTATCGATGGTTTGCTTCTCATTTTTACTATTGCTTTTAGTATCTTTTTTAGCTAATTCTCGTGCCTTTTGAGCGAGTAAAACATTGAAAGCTTCTTTAGTTAACATCTCTAAATCAGTGGTTGAACCTCCTGAAGAAGACACTCTTGAAGTTACTTTAAACAACAATAATTCATCATTCACATCAGCAAAATCATCTTTAACTCTTACTAAAGTATTAGGGGTATAAGCTTCGCCTGAGTCTACGGGACTGTGTCCTACTACTGTACAATTATACCTGAATGACTTAGCTTTACGTATCTGACCTTCCCATTTAGCACGGTCATCAAGAGTAGCTTCTTTGCTAGATGACTCTGATACTTCATGATACTGCCTTGAAGTTCGAACTTCCGGATCAGTATAGGTACCTGTCCTATCTGTTAACTGCTTAGAGCTTTCACCTACGTCCTTATCACCACCTGGGTTACCTTGTGAATAGAATGTGTACTCATTGAAACGTTCTGAATCATCATAAGATACTGAAGCTGACTTAATCGTATTGAGCGTACCGCCTACAATATTGTTTAACTGTACATCTGTAGATACTGTAGAAGCTCTACTGAATACTAAGTTACCGAGTCCGTCAGTAGTCGTTATGACTTGCTTCTTCTTGGCATACATATCAAGGAAATCAAAGGCTGACTGGCCTATGTTAGCAGATATCAAATCACCTTTTAAGAAAGGTTCAAGACCTTCTACCTTATTAATTACTGAAACATCAGTAGCGCCGATAGCTGCTAACGTCTGCGTAGCTATATCTTCAAGTGAAATAGGAGCTACGAACTCAATCTTATGATCTACTTTAGAATCGACAATATCAGCTGTCTTATCTCTACCTTCAATCGAGATGGTATGGGTATTGGAATCATACGATACTTTGATACGATCTACATAACCAGTTATAACTTGACTATCATTAACATATACCTTAACCGCTTGTCCACGTGGTATAGGAAACGGAAGCTTATAATCAGAAGCTGCCTGGAAATAGAATACTCCGCTGATCGCGTCAAGAGCACGTTCGATATTAACTTCAGTAAAGTTATTATATCTCCTGCCGCCTACTTCAAGTGTAATCATATTCCCTCGTATCTTATTATACCTGAAGTCTGAATGAGTAATGTATCGGCTCATAATTCACGCTTTCTTGAGCCGAATAATTAACCGATAATTAACCGATAAAACAGCCTCGTACAGCCTCATAGATATCTCAGTGGTATCTACCTACCTAGACATTCCAAATCAGTCTGTAAGGTACCTTTAACACGCCGTACGACCCTATCTAGATTCTACTTAACATATAGTTTAGCAGTATTCTGTAATGAAGTAGGATCCTGATTAGTAAGTCGATTCAATAATCTTAAATCTTCAGTACGTGAATCTATAGCACCTTCAGCGTCAATACCGTAAACAGGTAAGTCACCATAATTCTGATACTCAAGAATCGTAAGGGGTAAGTCTTGTACTTCCTGAGTTTGAATATCAGGAGTAACTAAACTCTGTATGTCGAGATACCTAACTACTTCTGACCTGAGGTTCTGTATGTCCTGCTGTACTGCATCCGAGACCGTTACCCTATATATTAGGGCTTCGTATTGAAGATCAAGCTCGTCACGCAATTCTTTTAGATCATCTAAACTCTTGATCCTATAGAAACCTATGTTCCTGCAAGTAATACCAAATGCGAATACTAACATCATATCGAGTAAAGAATTCTGATTAGTTACCTTAGATAAATGTCGAGCTGTATTACCTGTAGTAATAGGTTCGGAAAGTTCAAACTTAGATAGTTTACGACCTACGTCAAAACCTTGAGCACCTGTATTAGTAAGCCCGTCAAGAGCTTCTACTAAAGTACGTGTATTGTCATATAAGTTAGTTACTGTAGAAGTAGAAGAAGAAGTGATATAAGCAGCTTTATTAGCGTCATAATCATTGAATACTGATCTGTAGTATTGAGCTGAACCGTCAGCGTTAAATACTGAACGTGATACGAAAGTGTCACCTATAGAAGATACTATCGAAGTAATATCATTAAGGCCAGAAAGTACAGAATCAGCATTATGCCCGTAAGAAGCTATCCATTCATATGATTTGAAGAATCCAGCTTTAAGGCTATCGAATAATGCTGTAACTTGACCGCCGAGTAAAGAATCAGTAGTAGCAGCGCCTGGGAACAGGAGTTCCTGAGCTACTGAGAAGTCTATCAAGATCTTTACATAACCGAGATCAGAAGATGATTCGTTGATAGAGTAACTGATTACTGCTACGTTGCGTAATCCGTAGAAAGGATGGACAAGGGTACCGTAACCCTCAGCTTCGAGTGCTGCCTTAATAGCGTCACGCCGAGTGAAATAAGAAGCTGAAGGTATAGATACGTTTAATGTGATTAATTCATTGTTTAGACCTAGGTCTTCAACATAACGTCTATCCGAGTTAGGAAATTCATGAGTTACAGTCTTGCGACCGCCTCTGACATTAGATTCTTCTATTAAGAAAGATATACCTCGAAAAGAACCAGGAAGTAAGTCACCTAATATAGACATCGTTTAACTTCCTTTCTTAGTTAATAACCATTACTGTCGTACTCTCCAGCAGTATTCTTACCTACCTTAAGACCTGACCCCATAGAGTCTACAGTAGTCTTAGCAGTAGTGCCAGGGTCAGCTGTAACTTTAACATTTACGTCTATTTTACTTTTTTCTACGCCTACAGTACCCATTAAGGCTTTGCCTATCATTGAGACAGGATTAACTAATTCTTTTACGCCTATTCCGCCTATACCAGTTACTGACCTAATAGCTTCTTTAATCCCTCCGCTTATACCTGAAGCTATCATAGCGGCTATTTCAAGAGCTAGACTAGGCAGACCTATTATCCCTAGTTTAATACCTTCGCGTATACCGTTCCCAATCACGTCTTTTAAATAATTACCCATAGATGTCATATATGGCTTAAGAGCTTCATACGCTTGATTAAATAATGCTGATATGTCACCGAACACTTCTTCCATAGTGCTTTTTACTATCTGGAAAGCTTCAACGAGTGCTGAGCCAAAGTTTATTTCTCCACCTTCACGTAGAGAATCTGTGAGTTTATTTACAAACTCATTTAGTTTAGCGAGATGTACTCCAGCTTTTGCCATAAGCGGGCCTACGAACACATGAATCAGGCCTCCTGCAGCTGCGGAAGTATCTCCTAATATGTTGTTCAGGGTCATCATGGACTTGCCGATAGTATTTTTGGCAGCAAAGCCACCTACTCGACTTTCAATAAGATCTAGGATTAATACTTGTGCTCCAACGATATCTCCAACCTTCATTAACTCTTGAATGCTTTTCTTTTGCTCTTTAGTTAATACCATACTTACTTGACTTAAAGCTCTCATAGCAAGCAGAGGATTTTGCATCGCCTTGGCCATAGCTCGCCCCATACCTGAGAATTCTACCGCAGTAGTCTTGCCCATGAAACGTGCTGCATCTACTGTAGCTTGAATCATGCGTTTGAGGTTATCACCACTTAATTCGGAAGCTTGAAGAAGAGGAGTTACTATAGCACCTTGAAGATCTTCCAAGTCGACGCCTGTTTTCACTACTATACTTTTCATTAGCTTAGCTAAGTCTTCAGAGCCTATTTTTATTCTGTCTTTGGCAGCGTCAAAAGCGAACTTGAATCTCGTTACCAGTTGCTCTTCTAAAGCACCTTCCCTAAGTAAGTGTTGTACTCCTATACCGGCCATGAGGCCCCCGATACCGCCGAGGACCATATTCTTAAAACTAAATATCTTATTTTTTAATTGTCCTAAGCGGTTGCCTAGTAAGGTAGCTTTTTGGGAGATACGATCAGCTTGAGCACTGAATTGATCTACCAACCTAAGGGAAGCTGAAACTACAAAACCACTCATATTAAAAAATCCTTCTTAAATTTTGTTTCGCTAAGCTTTAGATTGCTCTTTAGTAATCTTTGAGGCTGCCTCTAACCATTCTTTAAGTTCAGTTAGAGGCATATTCATGAAATCGCCATAAGTGATTCCGCCTTTAAATATTATCATTAGCCTGGCCATATAATCCACAAGACCTACTTCAAGGTCCCTGTCCAGGAAGATAACAAAAAAGATGTTATATATTCCCCGATGAGACGTTCAAACTCATTCTGGTCTACCTGGTCCAAAAGATAACCTGTCAAAGGTACTTCATCTAGATTGCCTAATCCTTGAAGAATCATAGCTCTCATGACATTTTGAAAGTCTACCATATCGATACCGCTCATATAGAGCATCATGAGTACTTGAGTACCGTCAAGCTCTTGATCAGCACCCGTACCTTTATCGTCAAGTGCGGATTTATTATCTCGCAGTCCTGCTAGAGCTTTAAAGAACTGTTGCTTAAGCTTAATAAGAAACTCTCTGTGTTTAGCAGTAGGGGCCTTAAGTGTAAGTCTAAAGCCGAGATTCTCTTGGCCTTTACTTGCATACTTAATGGGCTCTTTTAAAATGAATTCAAATTCATGCAGCATATAGACCATCTTCCTTTAATCTTTGATTAATTAAATAAGCTATAAGCTTATCTTTAATCTTTAATATAAAAATCTCTTATTAAGGCTTAGGGCCTTATAGTATAATATAGGAGAGGAGACCGGAGCCTCCTTTAGTGTTGATATGTACAGAAGGTCACGAATAACGTAACCTTAGGGACATAAGATAGTTAGATAGCAGCGTTACCCACAAATTCCACTTCGATAGTGTCATCTACGCCAAGCTTAACAGAATAATCATTTACCATGATAGCTCCTGTAATGGTGCGCGTAAAGCCAGTAGTCGAAAGGGTAATTACATGCCCGTCTTGGTTAGCTTTGATAGCTCTAAGGAGTTCAATATTTCCAGCGGTAACTTCGACGTGGAATTTTACCATAGATTGCTTTTTGGTAGCGTCTTCGGACACTACTTGCTGAACAGATCCGCCGCCAGATGTTTGAACTCTAAGTTTCTGTTCTCCTAAACCCTCAGTATAAGAGAGAGTGTTAGGTACGTACCCTATAACATTGTTATCGATGATGAGGGTAGCATCAACCGTTTTGCGTATAATAGCCATATGCTTAATTCCTCTTAACCGTTAGTATTGAAAGCTACGCGAATAGTAGCGAGTAATGTTCGTAATTGAACCACAATAGGTACGATCATATCTACAGTAACTTTACCTAATGAAAGATCTAAAGTAACTACCAGGTTAGCTTTAAAGTATTTCATATTAGCTTCGCCGCTGCGGGTAAGTACATACCCTTCTGAAGCAAGATCAAGATATAGCCCAGTGAGATAAGCTTTAATCACGTCAGCATTAGCCATGTTATGACCAGGTATCAAAGCACCGTCAGTAAGCCGCGTTTGTCCATATTGGGCACGCGCGTTATTGTAAAAATACTCACGTATTTGACTAGAAGTATCGACGTGTTCAATATACTTAAAGCTTGTGTCAGCATTACCCGCTACGTCTGTAAGGTAAGTAGTTACCACTTCACCTGCGATGATAGAATTACCTGCGATGTTGTTACCAAGAAGACTCACGCCTTTAAGCTGTAAAGCTTCAATCTGCGCTCTAGTTAAACCGTCACCTTGTTTAATGAGGGGAAGGTAACTAAATGGAGTATTGAAGAAAGGCAAGGAAGCTGTATGTGGGCCGCCAAATTGATCTTTAGGACCACTGTTTCCGGTTACATAACGAGAGATATTCGCGTTAGTCGTGAGCCTGAGTGACCGAATGGCCGCTACTTGAGCTGAAATGTTATCACTAATCTCGGCAATTGCGCCGCCTACAAATCTACCCGCATCTGCTACCAAAGGATTCCCAAAAGCTACCAAGAGAGGTTGGTTTAGAGTAGCTACCCAAGTAAGCAGGTTAGCATTAGAGTCAGCTTTTGTGAGAATCGCTACACCGTCAAGAACCTTGTTAGTAACATTAAGTCTTCCGTCTAGAATGGTATCAATGGTAGCGGTAGCATAAGTACCAGGATAAACTATTGTAGTATAACGTTGGCCGTCAATAAGAGCTTCTAATCCTGAGATGGTAGGATTTGTAGCGCCTGATGCCATAGTAGTAATCGTAAGACCTACCCCCGCTGGCATATCAGTTACTTTTAAAGCGATTTGATTCCCTAGGGTACCTTTATGCTTAGAAGTAATAGTAACCGTACCTGTAGTGCTGGAAGCGGTAAACTGAGCAAAGGTATCAGCGGTTACAGCTGCCTCGATAGCCGCGCCTATGGTTGTAGCGGAAGCTCCTGAAGCTACTATAATTGTGTACTTATGATCGTAGTTAGAGCCGATAGTTACATACATAGTGCCGGCAGCAGTAGAAGGTCCAGTAAGTGCCAAAGTACCTGTGGCGGCTACTCCTGCTCCAGCATCGTCATAAGGTACTACGTCAATGCGAGTAACTTCGTTAATTCTTCTAAACTGACGAATCATAGAAGCTAAGTGACTGGTTTTACCAAAAAGAGTATCCCATTCGTTATCGTTACCTATATTTTCCACCACCGCACCTGTAGTAGCCGTACCTGCGGATACCTTTTGCCCTATAATTAGAACTTTAGGCTCCGTGTTAGACACGTCTCTTTGGGCAGGAACGATGTTAAAAGTCACATCTGGTTGAGAGATGATCATGTTTGTGTCTCCTTAATTGTCTTATTAATTGAATAATCAAACATCTTCATCTAGAT